AGAATATATTCAGGAAAAATTACAAGGTTATGGATTTGATTTTGGATATGTAATTGAACAAGCCAAAGAAATGGAGAAAGAGCAGATGATTGAATTATGGAATATAGCAGTAACTTGTGAATCATTTGAACAATACTACAACGAAACCTTTAAATCAGAATAAGATGTATAAGATGGATAAAAAACAATATTTACATGAAGTAGGTCAGAATTTAGCCGACCTATTTTACAATCAAAAGAATATAAATATGAAACACACCGCAGTAGAATGGTTGATTGGTAGATTTCATTATGAAGGATTTATTGGTACTTATTGCAGTGAAGAGCAAATAAAATCTAAAAGACAAATAATGATTGAAATAATTGAACAAGCCAAAGAAATGGAGAAAGAGCAGATAAAGGATGCTTGGTTAAATTCATTAACTAAAGGTGATTTTAATTCAGCAGATGAATACTATAATCAAACATATAAATCAAAACAATGACAGAACTAAAATTTTTAAAAGAACAAATTATAAAGTATAAACTAGCTACCAACTCTAGAAATAGAGCATATGTCTATAAGAGATACTATGTAATGTACAGGCTAAACAAATGTAAGGTCTCACTTACTCAAATAGGTAAGATGCTAAATAGACATCATGCTACTGTTATTCATGGGATCAGAATGCATAGAAGATGGTCTAGGATGCAGGATAAAGTATATCTCCATGAGATAGAGCCATTAGTGCAAGCTGCTATTAATAATGATTATGAGGATAAGTACAAAGTTTCGGCAATAGAGAACTTTAATTACATCAATGTGAGGATTCAGATGCCATGGGAGTATGATAAGGTCCAACAATTTAAAGAATATATGACAGCTAAAGAACTAGCTGAAATAATTTAAAGCTCTTAGGAGCTTTTTTTGTGCTGTATAATTCCTTTACTGATATTGACTTGTAGAGAATTAGCACAAAAGTACAATTCACATCCCTATACTCTATATATTATATATTTTTATTTACAATATATTTTTAATAAAAAAAAAATTTATTTTCATATTGGGGGGTGAACAGTTTTTGAAAAAAAAAAGTGTTTTTTCGTTCTAATCTTCTACAGCCCAATAACAATAGGAGTTTATACAGCACAAATAATAGCACAAAACAGCACAAAAAAATTATTTTTGCACTTTAGTATCAATTATAAATTAATTTATTACATTTGTCACATAATATAATCGCCATGACAAAAACATTAGAGAGTATAAATCCCTGCAAATCTCCTGGCGGTTATGTTAGCAGGGACTCTCACCTTTATTTATACTTATGAAAGTAACTTTTTACAAATCAATTAAGGATGTATCACCTTATCAGAATAAGGATGTAGGATTCTATCTAGATAGGATTAAGAATGGCAAGTCTGAGCAGTTATGTAAGGACCTTAGATTCTCTACTGATAAAGAGGAAAGGAAATCTATTAAGATGCAGCTGCCTGTTGTTACTTTTGGAGGTGATTTCAGTAAAAGAAATAATGCATCTTTAAGAAAGGCATCAGGATTACTTACTTTAGACTTTGATGATGTGCAGGATATACCTGCTCTGATTGTAGAACTGAAAGCTCACAAATCTATCTTCTCCTGCTGGACATCACCATCAGGCAATGGAGTAAAAGCTCTAGTAAAAATACCAATAGTACAGGATGACAAAGAATACAAAGAGTATTTTAAGCAGATATCTGCAGTATTCAATGGAGTAGATGAATCAGGTAAGGATATTGCTAGAGCTTGCTTTGAATCTTATGATCCTGATATCTATGTTAATTTAGATGCTAAGAATTATATCATTGACTATGATGTTATCCCATTTGAGAGTAGTGAGGTAGGTAGTATTACTAACATTAAGGTCCTAGATACTGATGAGATAGCTAATAAGCTGATGACTTGGTTTAAAAAGAAGTACAACAGTCAGAACAGAAACTCATCTCTCTATAAATTAGCAGCAGCCTTTAATGATTTTGGAGTGGATAAAAATACCTGTCAAGATTATCTAAAAGGATTTGAGCAGAAAGATTTTGGATCTGTAGAGATACTAGCTCTGATAAATTCTGCCTATAAAAAGACTGCTAATTTTAATACTAAGCAATTTGAGGATAAAGATAAAAAAGATAAGCTGATTAACTTTGTGCTAAGTGGTAAGTCTGATGCTGTTATCCTAGAGGAGTTTAAAGAGTACAATAAAGAGAATATAGAGTCAGAGATTCAGACTATTAAGGAGGTAATTAAAGTAGATGAGTTTTGGAAATATGATTTTAAAGGTGATGTATTAATTATACCCTACAGATTCAAGCTATTTCTAGAGAATCTACAATACTATAAATACTATCCTGTAGCTAACACTAAGACCTTTGTATTTATTACTAAGAATGAGAACTTTATTAATCATGTCTCTGAGTTTCAGATAAAGGATAGAGTAATGGAGTACCTGGTCCAATCAAATCGGATACCTGTATTTGATGCTGTAGCTGAGAAGTCTAAACTCTTCACTCCTCAATACCTCAGCATGATAGATACTGCTAATGTAGAGATGGAAAGGGATGGGATAGACTACGGTATGATTTACTATAAGAATGCAGCTGTCAAAGTATTTGCTAAGCACCATGAGATATATGAATACTCAGAGCTAAAAGGATATGTTTGGGGTAATCAGATAATAGAAAGAGATTTAATAGATGCTGATCATCATGAGTCAATGTTTAGGTCTTTCATTTGGTTTATCTCAGGGCAAGAGGTAGAGAGATATGATACTATGAAGAGTGTAATAGGCTATATGCTACATTCTTATAAGACCTCAGCTAATAACAAAGCAATCATTCTCAATGATGAGACTATCTCAGATAATCCTAATGGAGGTAGTGGCAAAGGGATTCTGATTAATGCTATTGGATACATGAAAAAAGTTAGCACCATTGATGGTAAGACCTTTGACTCAAATAAATCATTTCCCTATCAGACTGTATCTAGTGACTGTCAGGTCCTAGCATTTGATGATGTAAGAAAGAACTTTAACTTTGAAAGTTTATTTAGTATAATCACTGAGGGACTTACTATTGAATACAAAGGTAGAGATGCAATTAAACTACCTGTAAAAGACTCACCTAAAGTACTTATCTCTACTAACTACACTATCAAAGCAGATGGTGGCTCATTTAAGAGGAGGATGTTTGAGGTAGAGCTGAGTAGTTACTTTGGTACACATCATACTCCATTTGATGAATTTGGCTATATGCTATTTGAAGATTGGGATGAGCAGGAATGGGCAAGGTTTGACCATTACATGATTAACTGCTTGAATTATTATCTAGAGAATGGTCTAGTAGAATCTGAGGCTAAGAATCTAGAGCTAAGAAAGTTTATCAATGAGACATCTCAGGACTTTATTGAATGGGTAGATAATAAGAATCTAGGATTTGATCAGAGATTGAATAAGGTATCAATGTTTGAGAACTTTATAGCAGAATATACTGATCAAAAGAAATACCTGACTAACAGAACATTTAACAAATGGTGTAAGAAGTATGCAGAGTACAATGGTAAGGAGTATGTAGATGGATCTAGCAATGGAGCTAGATGGTTTGAGATTAAGTCACAAAGAGATCCTGATGTATGGGATAGTATAAATTATAATTGATATGAGATTTGAAACTAAAGAAGATTTAGAAAGAGAAAGAAAGATAATGGATAAAATTTGTAAAGATGCTATTAAGTTAGGTGATAATGAATTAGATTTTGTAATTAAAGATAAAGCATATATTGAAATAAAAAGTTATAATTATAAACATAATAGTCTAAAATTTTATTTTATTAGCTTAATTAAATTGGTAAAATTGCAGGAATATAGTAAAAAGCTTCCGACCTTTCTTTTTATGCAATGGACTGATAAACTAACTTATATCAATTTTAAAGATATTGAAGGACATATTAAGACAAATGGCAGAACTCCAAGAGAGGGATCTACAAATGATCAAGAGTTAATTGTCCATGTAGATCCTAAATTATTTAAAACATTTAACAGATGAACAAAGAAAACAAAGCAATTCTCAAAGCCCTAGAACTAGCTAGCCTATCAGCTAAATATCCTAACAATGCATACATACCTCTATCTAATTGGAAAGATGACTCAGCTAATGCACTGACTCAATGTATCACTGCCTTTATAAATTTCTCAGGCTATCAAGCTGAAAGGATTAATACAATGGGAGTATATAGAGAGGGTAAGAAGATACAGGTAGGTGAGAACAGTAGACAGCTGAAAGGCACATGGACTCCTAGCACCTCCACTAAAGGCTCTGCAGATATATCTGCCACCATTAGAGGTAGATCAGTTAAGATTGAGGTAAAGTATGGTAAGGACAAGCAGTCAGAAGTACAGAAGAGGTATCAGGAAAGCATAGAGCAGGCAGGGGGTACATACTTTATTGCAAGAAATTTTGATGAATTTATGATATTTTATTATAATTTCATTGCAGATATAAAATAATTAACTATCTTTACAGAAATAATTTAAATCTATATTATGGAAACAAAAACAAAAGCTGTAGTACCAGCACCTGTACTAACTCTGCATCAAAAGCTACACAAAGCTAAGCAGTCAATCGGCAAAGTAGCTAAGAATGCTACCAATCCCCACTTTAAAAAGTCATACAGTGACATTAATGCCATTACTGAGGCAGTAGAACCTATCTTATTAGAGAATGGTCTACTATTATTACAGCCTATTCAAGGCAATAGTGTATGCACTCAGATAATCTGCATAGATTCTAATGAGTTAATAGAATCATGTATGGAACTACCTGCAGGACTTAATCCTCAGCAAGTAGGATCTGCAGTGACTTACTATCGTAGGTATACTCTGAGCAGTATCTTATGCTTACAGTCAGTAGATGACGATGCTAATCTAGCTAGTGTACCTGTTAAGGCAGCTAAGCCTGGACTATCTAAGGAGAGATTTGAGGAGGCATTAGTATCTATTCAGGATGGTAAGTTTACTATCCCTAAGCTAAGAGAGACCTTTGAGCTTACAGATTTACAACTTAAAGCACTTATGTTACTATGAAATGGCATCCATCATCACTCGGAAAACTAATGACAGCATCACGGACTAAGTCTGAGGTGCTGTCTGAAACTACTAAGAGCTACATTAGAGGTGTAGCTAAACAAGATTTCTACGGTTACAATGTAGAGCTGAATAACAAGTACATTAATAAGGGTAAGCTACAGGAGAATGATTCCATTGCTCTATTCAACTCGGTAATGTTCAGCAACTACTCTAAGAACACTGAGAGACTAAACAACGAATGGCTCACAGGAGAGGCTGATATAGTTCTAGATGACCAAATCATAGACATAAAGACCTCATGGTCCTTAGAGACATTCCCTGCTACTCCTGAAGAGGGTATAGAGAAACTGTACGAGTGGCAGCTTAGAGCTTACATGATGTTATATAATAAGAACTATGCTAGTCTAGTATATTGCATGGTCTCTACTCATCCATCACTACTCAATGAATGGGAGAACTTATCACTGCATCAGGTAGATCACATAGCTCCTGAGAAGAGAATCACTACTCTATCATTTGAGAGAGACCTGGAGCTTGAGGAGGAGATAAAGGTACGGTTGCATCACTGCACTGAGTACTATGTTAAGTATATTAATCAATTAAATAATAAATAAGATGGAACGAAAATGTAAATATTGTGATGACAATATAGATCATAAATCAGATACTGCTAAATTTTGCACAAGGGTTTGTAAAGAACAGTATAGATGTATGATAATAAGACAAAATACAAAATTAAAATCACTTAATTTAAAAAATAATAACATGACAAAAGAAAATTTTATTACTCAAAAGTTAGACAGCTATAACTTTAAAAAAAATGCTATTTATTCAAGTATGAAAATATCAGAAATTTTAAAAATTATGAATACTGATACTAATGGAAATTTAAAATCTGCATTAAGTAAAAGCACAAAATGGCAGAATATTTATGGTAGAACTTGGAAATTTGTAGGTGAGACAAATAATGCACCTATTGTAAAAGAATCAGCACCTATTGTAAAAGAAACTGCACCTGTTATAAAACAAACAGCACCTATCAAAGAGGTAGGGCTTATTCGCAAATTTTGGAAGTGGATATATTAACATGACAGAAAAAACAATGGCAATCATCCTAACTATAGTAGTCTATGGATTTGCACTGATCGGAGTATATAAATTAATAACAACTATAATATGAATGATTACAAAGTGAAAGGACTTATCAAAGTGATAGGTGATACCGTACAGGTGACTGAGAAGTTCTCTAAGAGAGAAGTAGTAATAACAGTAGAGGATGGTAAATTCCCTCAATACATCAGCTTGCAAGCTACAGGAGAGAGAACATACATACTAGACAGCTGTAAAGTAGGTGATGAGGTAGAAGCATCATTCAATCTGAGAGGTAGAGAATGGCAGGATAAGCATTTCAACTCACTAGAGTTATGGAAAATAGAAGTACTAGCTCCTGCAGTAGTAACAGCTCCTGCTCATGTACCTGATAATTCTGAAGATGATCTCCCTTTCTAAAGGGCAGAGCTTAAAGGACTTTATGATTAAAGAGACAAAGTCTAAGCTCACCCAAAGATATAAGCTCAGTCATTATGCTGAGGATATCGGTGTCTCTTACTGTAGTATTTGGAGATTCACTAATGGAAAGGCTGTCAATGAGCAGTTTTACCTCAAATGGTGGAAAAATTATCTAAATAATTAATAACTTTATGGCAGTCGTAAGACTGCCTTTGTTATTTTTGGCAGATGAATATACTAACCTACATTGCAGTATCATGGTTTATAGTAAACTTTGAGCCATTACAGCTACTGATTGACTCAATCTATAGCAAATTTAAGCCTAGCATTCTAGTAATGTATCTGCATTCATCTGCTACCTGTATTAAATGTGTATCTTTTTGGCTAACATTAATCTGCACCTGGTCATTTATTGAAGCAACTATTGTGGCTCTATTGTCGTTTATATTACAGGAATGTTTACAGAAGCTGAGCAAGTAATAATAGAACAGGTATTTAATCTACCTGAGAAAGAACAGTCTTATAAGATTAATCTAATAAAACTCAAGCCCATTAAGATAAGACTGACAGGTACTCCTGATAAAGAATGCTTTTGTGGTAGTGTAAGGAGAAAGATATGGCTTAAGGATTTCAAGCAATGGTATGAGACCTATACTTGACAACTACATATCAGCTCACTACAAAGAGATAAGGAAATATACTAACTATTTTCTAGTAAGAATGAAGTCTACTATTTCAGCTGATGCTGTAATAAATAACTCTTTTCTATATTTATGTAATATAGATATAGAGGTAACTGATCCAGGTAAGGTGAAAGCATATCTATTAAATACTATTAAGATGCAGATCCTATGGTCTACATCACTAACTAATAGGCAAGAGAGAGTGACAGCTACTGATAGTACTATGCC